CGCGCATATCGTTGTACATCTCGACATTGTAATCAATGCCGTTCTCGCCGTTCATAGTGTAGCGAGTGATGCCGCCCTTGAGGTTGCGGTACATAGCCGGGTTGACGAACAGGATACGACCTTCGTAGGGGACTTCGGCATCATCCAGCTTCTCAGTGCCGAGGTCGATAGCGGCAACAGCAGCAGCGCCAGTGGCGATAGTCTCGGTGGTCTTCATGCCAGCCGCAGCGCCGCCAGCATAGGTAGCGAAGCGCACTGCGTCAGTCTCAGGAACGACCTTAGTACGCATGAACTCGCCAGCCAGAGTGCCGAACGCCATGCCCATGCTCTCAGCGTTGTCGACTCGGTCAACGAGGAACTGCCGACCACGATCCCACTGAGGCTCATAGGCTCTCCACTGAGCGGTCACATCGCCGCGAACAAAGCCATCGTTGCGGGAGTAGTTGCCGAGGCCGACCATATCAGTCTCAAACAGATAGAAAGTGTGGTACTCAGGACTCCAGCGCACACGATCCTGCGCGGTGTCGAGGATAGCGGTCTTGGACTCTGCCTTGTAAACTTCGTCCAGAAGAGGCAGATATTCGGATGCAAGACCGATGCTGTTAGTGATAACAGGGGTAACAGTAGTAGCCATTGTTATTTCTCCTTATTTATTTTGATAGGCGGCAGACCCATGTAAGAGCGCAGTTTATTCTGTGCTTCCACTTCGGCCTGTTTCGCCGTGGGAGGAGCGCCGGGAGTCAGGGTGGGTTGCTTGTTCAGCGCCGCCGCCTCAAGCTCCTTTTGCTTTGCCTCCAGAAAATCTTGCTGACACGCCATGATTGCGGCGGCATCGTTGTCAGCCATAGCCTCTGCCGCCCGGAGTGCGAGATCTTTGTCATACCCAAGAGCAAGACATTGTGCGACATAGCCGCTTACGGTCTTGTCTCTACGGAGCGTCCGCAGTTCGTTTTCGACTTCCTGTTCGTGTTCCTTGCGCTCGGCCTCGGCTCTCTCTGCCTCAGTCTGCTTCTCACGAAATTGCCGCTTCCACTCTGCGGCATCAGAATTTGCCTTAGACAAAGCCGCCTTGAGCTTCGTCACATCTTCCGGTTCCTTGGGCGCTGGAGCTTCAAACTCATACGCTTCCAGAGCCGCCAGTTTCTCCTCTGCGGTCATCTCCGAGTAGTTCTCAATCTTAGCGGTATCAATCTTCATGTCTTTCTCCTTGCAAAATTTGTACCCCGCCTTCCTTGGCGGCTAATTTCCGTTTGTCGAGTTTTCATCTCGTTTGCGTTTGTCAAATCGGTTCACTCCGATGTATGCAAAAAGGACTGATCCTGTCGAAAATCCCGACAAGTTCAGCCCTGATTAGCTCTTCTCACCGCCCAATTACGGTAAGGTACTTTATTAAATCAATTGCCAACCCTATGAGGCAGATAGCAACGCCGACAGCGCATATCATGCACAGCGCAATCCATATCTCAGGCCCGTGAATAAATGCGTCTATGCCCTTGTGCGATAACTCATAAAGCAGTTCTTTCATGGAATCACTTACTAAATGACAGCCAGCACATGCAGTTGACGTCTTCCTCTGCTATGCCCCACTGCCCCGGATACTTAGTTGAGCCGCCCTTAAACGAATAGAACTCTCCGTCAATCGGCGCTGTCACGCCGTCAAGATAGATGTGCGTGTCACGGGATGTTGGGAGCATCATGCAGTGCCATGTCTTCTCCGTTGCCCCATCCGCTTTTGCCGTTTCGTATGCGGCTTGATTTGCTATCCTGTGGGTTTCTGTAGTAGCTATCCTTGCGATATCTTCCCCTGTGCCGCCGTTTGAGAAGTAGTCCTCTACCCGCTCTCTCCAAGTCTTACCAGCCACCTTTGCGTCCACGACTTTCATTACTTCGTCCACAGGCGGGGTATAGTTGGACGAAAGATTATCGTTCGTCACACTGTTGCCCATAGCATAGGCGAGGAGAAAGAGGTCAAGGAGCATATCAATGATATCTTCCTCGTCTGCCTTGCTCGGCGGGAGTTGCTCGTCACCGAAGCGCTCACGGATTTGAAGGTCAAGTCGGTTCAGTTCATCGAACGGCAAAATGCTTGCCATTACACAGCACCGCCCGTTTCGTTTTCGCCGTTGTCGTTATCGGACTCCACGATCTCAGCTTCGCCCTTCCCATCTCCACTTTCCTCAGATTTAACTGCTTGACCAGGGCTTCCCCAAATCATCTTCAAGTAATCCTCAGACATCTTCATGTCCTTCACAGGGTCAGAGGAAATGCCAGACTTCTCAGCCGCCAACTCAGGATGGAACCCAGCCGCCATGAGCGTCTGGAACGCTTGCGCTTTGCTTTGAATGTTCGCAGTCTCGCCAGCCGGGAAGTTCAGTTCGAAGTCGTTAAGGTCGATGTCAAGCAAGCCTTTACGCCGCAGAATCTCCACAATAATGCGGTCGAACTGACGATTGCTTTCGTAGAACAAGTCCTTCGTATTTCTGGCACAGCAGTCGGCCTGATACCAGCCATAAGAAGCCAAGATTGCGGCTCCCGTAGTATCGTAGGCAGAACCGCCGTTGTTGCGGCTCGGCATAGCGCAGATACGGAGAATCTTATCTTCCAGCGTGTCCGTTAGAACCTTCGTCTGGCTCTGGTCAAGCTGTTCAGACAGCACCTTGAAGTCTGCTTTATTCTCGCCGATGCTTCTCAGGGCAATCATGCCAGCCTTGCGGATGTCCGTGATGGTGGTGTTCTCAGGGAACTCGCAGTTGACAGCAATTGCGAGGCTCTGAATGAACTGCTCCACGCCGTCACATGCGTTGGAAGTAAGGTTGGAAAGCTCGTCAATGAGCGGGATGGCAAGCTCAAAAGCTGAAGTGTTGATACTGTTGTAGCGGTACTCAATAATTGGGATGTACCCCAGCACATTCGGCTCGGAGTAATCCAGCGTGGTAGCCGTGGCAAGGAAGTCGTGATTCTTCTCCGTGGTAATCATCTTGCCCACCACAGTACCGGAGAGGTGGTACACCATGTTCTCTGTGAACACATCGAACTTCGCTACTCCGTCCACCGTGACCATGTTCACGCCCATCACGGGCTTGTTGCCCGGACGGAGAGAGTACACCACAAACGCAGAGCGCGGGTCGAGGTCATATGCGCGGAAAGGCACATCATTATTCTCGGTAGGCTCCACGAAGATAACGCCCTTGCCTACCCTGTGGAACCAGTCAACAGCCTTGTTATCAGCTTCGGCCTTGCCAGAGCGATACAGATACTCGTTCAGCTTCTTGACCTTCGTCTGTACACCCTTACGCCGCGCTACATACGCGCACGGCTTCTGGAGCAGATAGCCATTCTTAAAGTCAACGACCTCGGTAGCCATGTTGACTTGCACAATGTTCAGAATGTCATCGCGGATTTCCTTCTGCCTGTTGAGGATCGGCTGCACACCACGGGTGTACCAGTACAAGAACTCCTCTTGGAGCATATTGCGAACGTGGTAAACCAAAGCGGAGTTGAGTTCTCCAATCAGGTTTTCCTCGTTGATGTCATCGTAGGAGGCGTAGATGTCCAGCCGCCCGAACATGTCATTGCGGACAACCGGAGATTTGTTGTTGTTTTCGTCCAAATCTTTCACCTCAAAAAGAAAAGAGCCAAGCTGTTGCGTTTTATACAACAACTCAGCCCTAATTGGCTCTGCTCATAGTCAGACTACTATGAGCGCTATATAGTAAGAACGTGCTTATTAAGTGCAAATTTGGCACTTAAAACGTAGAATATTGCGCTTTAAGGCTCTTTATATACAATGCGCTTGCCATTCTCAAGCACGACCCACTTGCCGCGCTCTTTCTTGACAATCGCTTCTTTGCCAGTAGCCATGATAGCCTCAACAGCTTCTACTACTTCCTTCGGCATCATACTACTGCCCTCATTTCCTTCTTCTCGCCATTCAGCAGAATCATCGGCATGTCAGTACAGGGAGGCTTGAAGCCGCCAGTGTCACCATAGCCGCCATAGTGCAACTTCGCCGCGCTGTTCACATAGAGCTTCGTGCAATATGTGATACTGCTGTTCGCCGCAGACGGACGCGCAAACCCCGTCTTGAAACTCGCGGGTAGATGCGTGTGACCGCAGATGTAAATATCGGCATCAACTATCTGCGCGTAGTCAGCAAGCCGCTGGATCTTGCCGCCCTCTTTGCGACCACCGCCAGAACCGTGTGTCAGATAAATGGTATAAAGTATCTGACGATTGTGATTCCGATTACTCCCGTCCCTACCGAACCGGAGGAACAGCAGAGCCGTGTCAGGCGAGTATCTATCTTCAATGCCCAACTGCCTTGCCAGCAGCCGAGTCATGTCTACGCCGTTCGTGCGATAATGCCGCGCTTCGTGATTCCCGCCCACGATTGCAAGAACCTTGTGCGCGATTGGCTGAATCAAGTCCATCATCGCCGTGAGTTCTTCCATAGGCGAGAGATTGGTATACGCATCGCCCAAACTGGACTTCAAAGCGCAATCCAGAAGATCCCCGGCAAGCACACAGTACGCATCGTCATGTGTGTTGACATAATCAATGTCCTTGCGGATAGCATCATGGTCTGAGTTTGGGTCAGCGTAATGGTAGTCGGCAAGGACAAGCAGTTCTATTGACTTATATTCAGCGGATAAGTCCGCACGGATAGCTCTCATTCATTAACCATCGGTAACTGCCCCACCCCTGCATGTGCTACCGTGTCATCCCACGGGCGCTATGCCCGTCTGTTTTGGCAGACAATGATGGTTTCGATCCACCGCCTCAAGGTTCAAAGCCTTGTGTGCTTCCATTACACCAATCGTCTATAAAGGTCGGCTCCCTATCCACTCACCACGTTCCGCAATTGTGATGAGCCTTTCGGTGAGTTGCAGAAACCAGAGCCAACTCTTGCGGGAACCAGCTCTGTCAAAGACCACATCCTCCCGGCCTACTGCGGTCTTTTCTATAATGGCGTTAGCAAGCCCATGCAATCCACGCCTGTGTCGCGAACACATTCTCAGCCTTGACTAACAACGGAGCGAACCGCCGCAAGGCTTCTTCCCACAAGCCAACATTCGGACGATAAACCAAATGCTGTCGTGGTCGGGCAACTTGGTCGCGGGAGTAGGAGTCGCACCTACGGAGTCCGGGGTATGAACCCAGATTGAATACTCATTCTCCCCGCCATATATGCGCGGTTTAGGTGTGCCAGACCTTGCCGCGACTTTGGTGGTCGGCTTCAGACCACTCTGCCACATTTAGGCGCTCACGGGTGAAAGGAGGAAAGGCCCGTGGCAGTTTCTTTAGACGCATGACATATTCCGGTATCATACGCCTCGGTCGGTGTCCAGCTTTCCCGAACAATCCCCCGTATGTATGAAGAGCAAGCAAGCAGTTACTCAAACATCATAGCCATAATACTATGTTTTATGTAAATGGCAACAGCAATAAAGTGCCAAAATTCAAAATGGGCGTTTCATAATTATTGCGACATTTGAACGATCTGACATTTGCCAATCTACGAACATCGACAAAACGTCAGGTACATCGTCATTGCGATTACGACCAGCAACCGAATAGGTGCAAAGCTGTGTCATAGCCGTGCGGTACTCTTTCGTGTACCCTTGAGCGTTCTCGTCAAGAAACAGGATATGGGCCTTTGCGGTTCCCGCAGAAGCATGTATGCGTGTCTCTTTGTTTGTCTGAGTCCACTTTGTCGTTATGGAAGTCATGCCGCCAAGTTCTTTGACACGCTTCTCCACGTTCTGAGCAAAGATAGTGCCACCACGGTTAGACTCAATGCGGCACATACGCACCTTGCGCGTGACGAGCTTCTGAGCCACACGTTCCTCCAGCACCTCTACTTTGCTATTGTCGCAGATGATGTCATCCATATAGAAATCAGTTCCATATTGATATAGAACAGGCATGACGCAATAGTCTGTCCCTTGCTCTTTGGTGTCGCAAATAGTCAATATTGCGTCTGGCTCTGAGTCTGGCAAAGTGAAATACCTACGCAACTCGCTTGGTTCATAAAGTATGCCCTCACGCTCCACGGGCTTGCCAAAGTATATGGCGTTAAGCGAGAGGTCATCCCATGTTTCGCGCAAGCGCTTAATATCATCGTCAGAATATCCGAGGCCATAAGGATAGTTGAACAATGAGTGATCGTCCTCGTCAGCAACGGGCAGATTGATAAAACGAGAGTGCGGGTCATCACCGTATTGCAATTCAAGCCGTCCAAGCGGATCAGCAACAGACCACCGTGTCCCTATGACAAGTTGCTTCGCCTGTTCGCCAAGCATACGCTGTTGGAGGTCAGTGTAATAGATTTGCCATAGCTTATCCATACGCTCACGCGAAAGGGCCTCCTCAATGCCAGATACGAGATCATCCACATAGAGCCAGTTCATAGCGCGGACTTTACCAGCATTGCCGGAACCGATAGACGAAAACTCAAGCGTCTTAAACCGCATGTCATCTTCCTTCGATTGCCCTATGCCTATCATCATGTCCTTGGCGTTTGTGGCTATAACACCGAAGCCGGGAAATACGTCTTGCCAGCGGTACTCTCCGTCTTTATCGAAGATCCTCAACATCTCACCATACATGCCAGCGAGAAAAGACGCATTGTGTGAGCCAATCAGGTTTGGGAGAAAAGGATTCCGACCAGATGTCCACGCAAGGCCAAACTCTGCAATTGTCGTTTTTCCAACGCCGGGAGGGAGCGATATACCCAGAAGGTTTAGCTTGCCATCCTCAAAGTCCTGTATCGCATTAGCTAATACAAGCAACTGCTTACGGCGTGGGAGGTAGAATTGCCTCTTAATCGGCCTGTCCTTCTCTATATAAATACAAAAGCTATCAAAGAAGTGCGGAGCGTCAAACAGATGGCTCTTGTAGTACAGATCAAGCATGTTGTCTGCATCTACGCCGTCCCTGACCATCTTATTGGCGGCTACCCGCAGTTGCTTGTTGAAGTCATGTGCGCGTGTGAAGTTATCGTCATCGTAGACGGTAGTGCCATAGTCGCGTTTCCCGTGGCCCTCCACCTTCACAGCGCCGTCCATCTCAAGTTCCCGGCAGAGGTCGAACGCATCCCGCAGCGCATACGGGTCATCCCGCGCTATGAGCTTCGGTATCAACTCTGCATAGTTCACGACTTCACCGTCCCATACTCGACCTTAAAGGTTTCCGCGCAACTTGGGCAAACCTGATAGAACACAATATACTTGTCTTCGTCAGGAAAGCTGAAATGATGCCCACAGTGGGGGCAGACAGCAGGGAACCGAAGCTCTGGCTCCATGTTCCCATGCACAATCTTATATGCTAAATCTTCCATCAGACTCAATCTCCGTCACTCCAAAAGCATCCAAGGCAAAAAAAGATGAACGAAATCGCCACCGTCATCATCAAATCAACTGTCTCCTTCACACGCATCATCTTCTTCCTCGTCTTCCTCAAATATCGCCTTGATCTCATCCTTGTTGTTCCTGATGAACTCTATATAGCCGTCCTCGCGCATTGCGTCCAGCATAATCGCCCTGTCATCAGGCGTGACATCCCAGTAGCATGTGTATGTAGACCCGTCCGCTTTCCGCATCTGCATTGAGATAGCCACAGGGTCTATGTCAAACAGTTCCTTCACCGTGTCCTCAAGCCACTGCGCGTAGGGCTTAGTTGCCAGATCGTCCATTCTATTTCACCTATCTACCCATAATGTTATGAAAAACGTGAAACAAGCGCCCAAAATCATACCAAAAAACGTGGACGCAACATCAATCGCCACATTTATCACTCTTTACCTCCCACGGTTCCAGCCCCGTGTCCTCATACTGTGCCAGCTTCTTCACAGCCTCTAAGAAGATCCCGATGAACGCTCCGTCCCGCCGAACGAGAACTGCGCGGTCATCTTCGCTATCAGGCATCTTCCCTTCCCATCTGGTCAGCCTTTCCAACCTCATCACCTCATATCCCGCCCATTTTCTCACTCTCCACCACCAATGGCAACAGCACCATCGTGCCAAAAGCGCTGCAAAAGGGGATGCGCGTGTCTAAAATGAGAACTTTTGGGCAAATCGGAAAGCCGCACCTCCGGTCGAACGTATCCGCAAGCCCCACCGTCTGTTCACACTTCGTTCATAAATAGCCCTCTAAATATGAACAAATTGTGAACTTGATTCCACTGATTCCGTATTGATTCCGCTATTGATTCCGCAATATTATTACTATATTTATATATTTTTCTTCTTTTTCTATGTTTTAGTGTGTTAAAAGTGAACAAAATAGAGTGTGGAATCAATGGAATCAATAAAATGGGCAAAACTTTTTAAAAATTGTAAAATGCAATTTTAGAAAAGGTTAGGAAAATACTGATTCCATTGACTCTACTGATTCCACAGAACCGCTCCGAAAAACCTGCAAACCCGCATGAACACAGGCACTTCGGGGATTTTGCCCAGCCTCTGTTCTCGCCCCTCTCGGAATCAATGCTTTTTTTCTCACCCGGAAAATTTTTCAGATCCCTACTTCCCTATCCCCTATATATATCTATATATACTATATAGGCTATATCCAATACTACCTCCCCTTATCCACTCCAGCTATTGCGCTCATTCTGCATCTTATGGAGATGATAGGGGATTTTTTGTTCAAAAATCTACTTTTGAGACTAACCCCGCCCCAAAAGTGACCGCTCGTTCACCCCTCCGGTATGCTGACACGCTGTCAGTATGCACCAATCGTGCATAATCCACGCCAAAACATGCATAAATGCGCATTGAAATATCGTCTTTGTAGCAATAACGCGATATTTT